CGAAACCCGCCAGGGCTTCGAGGTGGACGGCATGGAGATCAAGGCCCGCCTGGTGTTCGGCGCCGCCTGGATCGACTACCGCGGCACCTACATGAACGCGGGCAACTGATCGAGCCTCACTTCACCAGGGCGCCGGAAGGCGCCCTTCGTGTTTCTGCACCTTCGAGAGAGAGACCACATGAAGACCTTCATCCAGAACGGCGACATCACCACCGTCCCGGCGCCGGCCGGCGGCACCGTCTCCGGCAAGCTCTACAAGGTCGGCGCCTTCATCGGCGTGGCCGCCACCACCGAAGCCGCTGGCGATCCGGTGGAGCTGAAGCTGACCGGTGTCTTCGAGCTGACCAAGACCAGCGCGCAGGCCTGGGCGGTCGGCGACCTGGTGTACATGAACACCACCAGCGGCAGCCTGAGCAACGCCTCGGCCACCGGCCTGGTGCTGGTGGGCGTGGCCACCGAGGCCGCGGCCAACCCGTCGGCGTTCGGTCGCGTGCGCCTCAACGGCGTCTCCGCGCCGGCGGCGGCGACCTAAACCATGGGCTGGGCGAGCATGCGTGATCGCCTGGATCGCCTATCCATCCGGGCTTTCAACGACGGTCCCATGGACTTTCTGGACCGTCAGGGCGCCGTCATAGCTTCCGGCCTGGCCGTCATAGTCAGCGACGGCGTGGAGCGACTCGGCGAGATCGGAGCCATCGATCGATACCGGACAATTGCCGTCCAGAAGCATCAGCTTGCGCCCCTGGATCGTCAGGGGCGGTTCCGCGACGCCAACGGCAAGGAATGGCACATCGACGACATCCATGCGGATGACGGCCATCTCATCACCTTCTACGTGGTGCCCTGATGAGCGACGTACCCAACGTGCAGGCCGACATCATCGGCCAGCTGCAGACGCTGCTCGCCGGCGTTCCCGGCTTCGGCGCTGAGATCCGCGAGGACAACGTGCTGGACCTGATCGACGCCGAGGACGAGGAACTGCCCGACCAGCTGATCGTCCTGCAGGAGGGCGACACCTCGGAGCTGGACCGGTCCGGGGCGACGGTGCGCGAGGAGCTGACCATCAACATCGTGGCGATGACCCGGCTTCGTGACCATGCCCAGCCGCTGCGCACCGCCAGGCTGGACATCAAGCGGGCGCTGAAGGGCATCAAGGCCGGGTTCACCGTCGACGGCCTGATCAAGGTGGCGTTCCCCACCTCCGCGCCGCGGTACCCCGACAGGGGGCGCCGATGGGCGTTCCGGGTGATCCCCATCACCGTCACCTACGTGCAGCAGCTGTAACCCATCCACCAGGCCGCCTTCGGGCGGCCTTCTCATTTCTGGAGGGCCACATGCCCGAGATCACCATCACCAAGGCCTTCAACCACCGCGCGGGGGCCGGCGTGACGCACTACCCGAAGTCGAGCCTGCCCGTCGAGGTTTCCCAGGCCGTCGCGGAACACGCCTGGGCCCATGGCTTCGCGCCAAAGCCCAAGGCCGAGAAGGCCGCCGCCCAGCCCGTTGCGCCCGCCCCGGCGCCGACCACTGAAACCAGCGGCGCCAAGTAAGCGCCGGCCAATCCCTCGAGGAGACCTACATGCTCCAGCCCATTGATCGTTCTTTCATCGGCGAGGGCCAGCCCTTCGCCCGCCTGTACGGCTCGCAGGATGGCCTGCTGCCGTTCGGCAACTGCGACGCCTTCAGCGTCAGCTATGCCACTGACCGCAAGGCCCTGCCGAACTACATGGGCGGCGGCGGCAACCGCAACGTGCGCACCCGTCCCACCGACGTGACCGGCTCCATCGGCCTCTACGACATCACCCCGGAGAACGTGGCGGCGATCACTCGCGGCACCATCACCGTGGCGCCCACCGCGGCGATCACCGGCGAGGCTCACACCTCCGCCGGCGTGGCCTTCGAGCTGATCCCGTTCAAGTACATGCCGGACATGACCAAGACCATCACCGTCAAGACCGCCGGCGGCGATCCCCTGGCGGCTGGCACCGACTACCTGCTGACGCCCCACGGCATCCAGGTGCTGTCCGGCACCACCATCGACGAGACCGGCGTGCTGGTTGACTACACCCCGCGCAAGAGCACGGCCGTGCAGATGCTCAACAGCTCGGAGAAGGAGTTCGAGATCTTCATCGCCGGCCTGAACGACGCGCAGTCGGGCGAGCCCTACGCGCTGCGCATCCGCCGCGCCAAGTTCGGCCTGCTCCAGGAGATGCCGATCCTGGGCCAGGACTACCTCAAACTGACCGGCCCCATCGAGCTGCTCGCCGATCCGACCGTTGTCGCCGACGACATCTCGAAGTTCCTGCAGATGGACCTGGCGGCCTAAGGCGGCATGGCCATGGATGGCCTCATCCGCCGAAGAGCATTGCTTTGCCGTAATCGAGGATCGACTCGGTGCAGTACCCCAGCAGCCAAAGCCCGATGCCGCCGCTGGCCACAAGAGTGCGGTGCCACCAAGTGCTACGCCTGATTTCATCCTCCAGCTCATCCGCAAAGAGACGACCTTTAGTGGTTATTCCTTGCCACACAAGGTTGGCGATGTCGTTCGGTTGTGCCCGGTTGCGGAGATATTTCCCTTTGGCTAGCTGCTCATCTAGCAGTTCAGAGGCCAGAGCATAGTCATTCGTAGATGCGGGGCCATTGAGCAAAATGCGCAGATATTCTTTTCTCCACGTCTTCTTCTTCCTCTTGTTCACCATTAGCTCCTGCTTGCGAGTAGGCCCTTACATTGCGTCGGTATCCGCCTGGACTGCCGAGTGGGCCTTCTATATCGGCTTTCTTGTGGTTTGGCTATTGCTCGGCCGGTTCGTGTTTATCCCGTTGTTCCTCTGGCTCAGCCGGCGCCTGGGTTTCCACGATTTTGAATGACATCAGCCCGCCATCTGGCGGGCTTTTTCTTACCCGAGGATATCCATGGCCAATCCAGTTCAACGCCTGATTCAATTCGTTCTGCGCGGCAAGGACGAGATGTCTCCCGCCGCCAAGCAGTCCGCCGAGGCGCTGGAGGCGCTGCGCTCCAAGGCCAGCCAGCTCGGCGAGGCCCTCGACAATGCCAAGAGTGCCCGCGGCCTGATTAGCGCCCTGTCGAGCACCCAGCGTGCGGTAAGCGTCACCGAGACCTCGGTGAATCGTGCTGAGAAGTATGTCAACGACCTGCGAGAGGCGCTGAACAAGGAGCCCGGCAACAAGGGGCTGGAAGTCGCGCTGAAGGCTGCCGAGAAGGACGCAGCCACCCTGCGGCGCACCCTGGACGCCCTCAACGCCAAACTGGCCGACCAGCAACAGGCCGCCCGGGCTGCCGGCATCGACACCGACAAGCTGGCCGACGAGGAGCGGCGCCTGGCGGCCGAGGTCACGCGTACCAAGGAGGCGATCAGCCAGAACGCCAAGGAGCTGCGTGATCTGGAGCGCGCCCAGGCTCGCGCACGGCGCGAGGCGGAAAACCATGTGTCGCGCGTGGATGCGCTTCGCTCTGCGATGTCCGCTGGCGTGCGCCAGGCCGTTGGGTATGCGGCCGCCTTCGTGGGGATCAATGCTGCCTTCGGCCTGATCGGGCGCGGCGTTGGCGCGGTACGTGATGGCATCGTCTCGATGCTGAAGACAGGCGATGAGTTTGAAGGCCTGCAAACTCGCCTGACGTCGCTGATGGGCTCGGTGGAGAAAGGGCAGGAGGCTGCCGCCTGGATCACCAAGTTCGCCAAGGACACCCCCCTGCAACTGCAGGAGGTCACCGATGCCTTCGCGCTGCTGAAGGCCTACGGCATTGATCCGATGGATGGGACCTTCAAGGCCCTGGAGGACCAGTCGGAGGAATTGGGCGGCGGCATGGAGCGCCTGGAGGGGATCGCTACGGCGGTTGGCCAGGCCTGGGCCAAGCAGAAGCTGCAGACCGAGGAAATCCTGCAGCTCGTCGAGCGCGGCGTGCCGGTGTGGGACATGCTGTCCAACGTCACCGGGAAGAACGTCGAGCAATTGCAGGAGCTGGCGAGCAAGGGCAAGCTCGGCCGCGACGTGATCAAGGCCCTGATCGACGAAATGGGCCGCACCTCGGGCGGTGCTGCCGCGGCGAACATGAGCCGCCTGAGCGGGTTGATCAGCAACCTGCAGGACACCGCCACCAACTTCCTCAACCGCATCGCCAACGCGGGGGCGCTGGACTACGTCAAGGGCAAGCTGCAGGCCCTGGCCGACACCATCGCGCAGATGGATGCTGACGGGCGCCTGGACAAACTGGCCGAGGGCCTGTCGGACGCCTTCGTGCAGGGCGCCGAGTGGGTTGGCGACTTCATCAAGCGCCTCGGGGAGGTGGACTTCAAGGCGCTGGTCGACAACACCTCCACCTGGCTCAGTGGGTTCCGGTCGGAAATCGACGAGATGGCCACCCGGGTGCAGTTGTTTATCGCGCCCTTCCGCACGTTGTTCAATGGCTTGACTGCTGGTCTTTCGCTGGCGGCTGCGGCGGTTACCAACAAGCTCAGCGAAATGCTGGGCGCAATCGAGACGGTCGCCGACAAGGTGCCCTCGCTGCTCGGCGGCGAGAAGCTCAAGGCTTCCGCAGCGCAAGCCCGGGAAGTCCTGGATGGGTTGACGGCGGGATTCAAGGCTCAGGTCGAGCAAGATGCCAAGGACATTGCGGCAGCCTGGGACACCAGCACCAAGGACACGGCGAGCGCGGCTGGCGAGCAGAGCCAGGTCATCACCGAACACTTCGATAGCCTGAAGACCGGCGCACAGGACGCCAGCGCTCAGGCGGTCCAGGCCGTCACCGGCCTGCAGAACGCGCTGGACCAGATCAGTACGGCTACCTCGGTGGGCCAACTGACCAAGCTGCAGGAGGAAATGCGCAAGGCCTACCAGGCCGGCAATCTCAGCCAGCAGGAATATGCCAACGGTGCCGGCGTACTGAACGCCAAGCTGAAGGAGCTGCAGAAGGCAGCGGGCGGTGCGGCCCTGGGTGTCTCTGACCTGAGCACAGGCCTGGAGTCGCTGAAGGATGTACAGAACGCCATCGCCAATGCCAGGACCTCGGCGGATATCTCGAACATCCGCACCGCGCTGAACAAGCTGTACAACGACGGCAAGATCAAAGCGGATGAGTTCAACCGCTCGCAGAAGGAACTCAGCGAGAAGATCGCCGAGATGAAGGCTGCCGGCACCACTGGCGCCCAGGGCATGGATGCCTTCGCTGAGTCGACGGACAAGGCCACCGACTCCCTGGAGGCCCAGCGCAAGGCCATCGGCGATGCCATGGAGGAGGAACGTAAGTCGGTGGGGTTCGTGAAGGAGGACATGTCCGACTTCGCGAATTTCTTCTCCGGCGTGATCAGTTCCACCCGCGCGCCGCTGGCCCAGCTCAGCGCCGAGGCGCTGGCGGCCTTCGACCAACTGCGCGGACTCTCCAGCGCGGCCCCACAGATCGACACCAGTTCGCTGGAGAGCACCACCGAGTCGCTACAGCGCGTGCGCGAGGAGATGGGCAAGGTCGAGGCCGCTGCCTCGATGCCTGGCGTTTCCAGCCTCGGGAAGTGGGCGCTGTCGATGAAGGCCGACAGTGACAGCGTGGCGGTGTCGTATCTGGAGCAGAAGCGGCAACTGCTAAGCCTGCTCGATGGCTACGAGACGGGCGAGATCACCTTGCGTCAGTTCCTGGAGCAGGCCAAGGCCGCGCGCAATGGCATGAACCTGTTGGGCGACTCCGACTTGCGGCAGTTGGAGAGCAGCATTGACTCGGCCAAACAGCGGATGCAGCAGCTGTCCGAGGGCTCGCGCGACACCCTGGCGAGCCTGCGGGAAGAGCTGGCGGGCCTGCGCGGCGAGCAGGATGCGGTGGACCGTAGTCGGTTCAACAGCCGCAAGCAGGATCTGACGACGCAGTTGGCCGACGCACAGAAGGCCGGCGACCTCAACGCCGTGCAGAACCTGATGCAGGCCTTGGCCACGCTGCAGCAGATCCAAGCCGAGACCGATGCCAAGCGCCAACTGGCGGAGCAGCAGGCCCGGGTGGACGCGCAGAACGCTGCGCAGGCACAGGCTCCCGCGGCGGCCGCGGCGGCGCCTGCTGCAACACCTTCCCAGCCGATGAAGACCATCCGCCTCGAGGTCCAGGGGCGGAGCGTGGATGTCGGCGTCACCGATGACGGTAGCCAACTGCTCGACCTGCTCGGCAAGGCTGCCTTGAGGACTAGCTGATGATGCTCGACAGCATCGAACTGGACGACCAGCTCGAATGGACCGATGAGTTCACCTGGGACTCGGTGGCGCAGGAGCAGGAGCGCTCCATCACCGGCGCCCTCCTGGTGCAGGAGGGCATCAAGCTGCACGGTCGGCCCATCACCCTGCAGGCCAACGGCGGCGCCTGGACGCCGCTGTCGGTCGTGCGGCAGCTGGAGGTCCTGCGCGACCAGCGGCTGAAGGTGATGGACCTGGTGCTGCCCGACGGCCGGGAGTTCTCGGTGACGTGGAACCGGGCCAACGGCCAGGCGCCGCTCGAGGCCTCCCAGGTACACCGCACGGTGAACCCGGGGCCAGCCGAGGACTACGAAATCACCCTGCGCTTGATCACAGTGGCCCCGCCGCCCCCTGAAACACCCTGACCCGGAGAACACCATGCAAACGATCGCCACCGGCACTACTGCGGCGAACTGCGTCCCCATCAATCCGCAGACCGGGACGCCTTATTTCTCCATCTGCAGGGAAGGCTGGGGGACCGGGTGGACTGCGGGCAGCGCGATGCCGCTGACCGATGCCCCCGACACCGTCGCCCAGTCCCTGGCGACCACCAGGGACGTCTCGCCCCTCCGCAGCTGATGCGTTGAGGCTTCCCCGGCGCCTGCCCCCCTTTCTTTACCCCCTCCCAAAACCCGCTTCGGCGGGTTTTTTCGTTTCTGGCTGGAGTGCACATGGCCATCAGCAAAAGCGACATCAAGCTGCTCAAGTCCCAGCGCCTGACCGACGAGTCGGACGGCGGCGGCCGCGCCACCGGGCAGGCCGTGGTGGACGCCGAGGTGAACAACCTGTTCCCGGACAACTCGCGCCTGGACCGCACCATCGGCCGCATCAACCTGCGGAAGGCCTTCGCGGGCGTCCAGTCGACCAACAGCGACAGCTACCTGGGCGCCCACGCCATCCTCACCCAGGCCCCGGCCGATCCGCGCGTGTCGGTGCTGCTGTTCGGCGGCACCCAGACCGACGAGCGCGCCGACGCCCGCAACGCCATCGAGTCCTACGTCGTGCCGGCGGTAATCGCGCCCTTCGACCTGCTGGGCAACCAGCTGCAGGGCCAGCGCGCAATTGCCTGCATTCAGCGGGAGGAGCAGCGGCAGCCGGAAATCGGCCAGGTCTACCAACTGGTGAACGGCTCGCTGTCGCAGTACGTACGGATCACCGACGTGCAGGCTCGCCTGGAGAGCTTCACGTACGACTACGGCAACGGCAACTTCGTGAACTTCACCCGGCGCCGCCTCGATCTGTCGATCAGTTCGCCGCTGCTGACCACCTTCCCCGGCGGTCAGCCGACGCCGGCCGGCACGGCGATGCCGTCGGGCTCCAGCGGCACCAAGAGCCAGATCCTCACTACCCAGGTAGCGGATGCCGCGCACTACTACGGTATCAGCCCGTTGGCCCAGGCCGTCGCCGAGGGCGCACTGAGCCTGCGGGTGAAATCCGTCTACGCCCAGCTGGTGCCGTCGAGCACCCGCGAGAACGCGCTGATCGACCAACTCGGCGGCTACCAGCGACGCATCGTGCTGGCCACCGGGCCGGCGCGCTCGGTGAACCTGACGTTCGCCCTGGTCAGCGGCGGCCAGTCGCGGACCTTCCTCGGCACCGGCTGCGCCCCGGGTACCCTGAGCTTGTCCGTCAACGGCGGCACCTTCGCCGACGACAGCAAAGGCGGCCTGCGCTACGTGTCGGGCAGCAACTGGATCACCAGCGGCACCATCGACTACGAGACAGGCGAGATCAACCTGGTGCGCACCGGCGCCGGCTACACCGGCGCGGCCACCGCCAGCCACCAGCCTGGCGCCGCAGCGACCGGCGAGACCGTCACCGGGGAGATCCCGGTCGACCTGTCGAACCGTGGCTACGTGTACACGCTGAGCCTGTCCGACGCGCCACCCATGCCGGGCACGCTCGAAATCTCCTACATGGCCCTGGGCAAGTGGCAGGTGCTCCGCGACCAGGGCAACGGCGAGCTGGCCGGGGAGGGCACCGGGACCATCCAGTTCAACACCGGTTCGGTGTCGCTGACGCTGAACGCCCTGCCGGACGTCGGCAGCTCGGTGATCTGGGCCTACGTGGGGCAGAACAGCGCCGCGTTCACCCAGCGCACCGGCGTGAGCATCCAGGCCAAGGCCAAGGTGAACAGGACGCTGCCCCACCAGGGGCTGCTGCCGGGCTCCTACACCGCCAGCTTCAAGGTCGGCGGGGTAACCAAGACCGTCGTCGACGCCGGCAACGGCACGCTGTCCGGCTCCGGCGGCAGCGGCGTCATCAACTACGCCGCCGGTACTGTGAGCATGGAACTGACCGCTACCCCGGACGCCGGGACGGCGATCACCCACACCTACCAGCAAGGGGCGTTCACCGACACCCCGCTGGCGGTGACCTCGGACAGCACCGGCATGACCACGTTCACCATCCCGGGCGCGCCGCTGAAGCCGGGTTCGGTGCAGATCAGTTGGATCACGAAGCAGAGGCAGGCCGTGCCGGCTATCGACCACGGCGTGCTGGAGAGCGGCAACAGCCTGCCGGTGTACGAGTCGGAGGTGCTGGTCAACAACGCCGTCAGCGACAACACCGCCGGCGGCTGGGGCGGCGGCCGGGCCGGGAGCATCAACTACTCGACCGGCGCCTGCTCGCTGCAGGTGGCGCGGACCTACACCTACAAGGAATTCACCTACGCGACGGAAAAACACGGGTTCAACCCGGACACCATCGAGCTGGTCAGCACCGACCGCAGCGAGATGGAGAACTTCGGTGGCACGCTGACCATCCGCGCGCAGAGCAACAGTCAGAGCTACGGCGATCAGACCGACACCCAGGCCGTGGTCCCGGTCACCCTTGACCTGCTGCCGGGCGTGTCGGAGTCGATCCTGCCGGGCTCGCTGGTGTTCACCTACGCCGGTGAGACCTACGTGGACCGCTCCGGCGTGCTGTACAAGAACGTCAGCAGCACCACGAACGCCGGGGTGGCGGTCGGTTCGGTGGACTATGCCGGCCGCGCGGCCACGCTCAGCACCTACCCGGCCGGCGCTGCGGCGGCCGTCACGCTGCTGGCGTGCCTGACCACGAACTCCGGGTTCGCGGTCAACGCCATGACGTTCCGCACGCCCGGGGCGCCGCTGCGGCCGGCGAGCCTGCAGGTCACCGCGGTGCGCGTCGACAACGCTCAGGTGGTGACGGCCACGGCCGACGCCAACGGCGTGCTGAACGGGGCGGTGATCAAGGGCACGGTGGACATCGCGACGGGCATCGTCAGGCTGCGGTTCACCTCGAACCTGGACGACCAGACCGGGGCCAGCGACATCCCGGTGATCCCGATCCTGCTGCGCTACAACGCGGTCGTCTACTCGACGCTGCCGCTTGACGCGAACCTGATCGGGCTCGATCCGGTGCGCCTACCGGCGGATGGCCGGGTGCCGCAGTTCCGCGAGGCTGACGTGCTGGTGATCCGCCACGTCGCGGAGACCGTAGTCGCCTCGCCTGTGGCCGGCGGCACGTTGGCCCTGGCGCGGCAGCAGCAGGCCGAGATCGAGGTGTTCGACGCCAACGGTACCGCCCTGCGCGCCGCCAGCTTCACGGCGAACCGTGCGGCGGGAACGGTGACGTGGGCCAACCCGCTGGTCCTGCAGGACGAGGAGGGCAACCCGCTGACGCTGCCGCTGGTGGTGCACGACCGCGTCGAGCACATGACGCTGTGCACCGAGGTGCAGATCAGCGGCGAGATCGGCCTGGCCTCGCCGGTGCCCTGGGACATGCCGGCGAACGAGGCGACGGTGAGCAGCGCGCTCAGCTGGGGCGACCTGCAGGCGCGCTATCACCACTGGTTCACCCAAAAAGCCTGGAACACCGGGGCGCCCAACTGGACGGACGCGCCCGTCGGCGAGACCACCACGGCGAACTACGACCAGCTCAGCTACCCGCCGATCATCACCAACATGGGGGCGATCGATGGGAAGTGGGCGCTGGTGTTCACCAGTGCCTCGCAGTTCCAGGTGGTCGAGGAAAAGCTAGGCGTAATCACCACCGGCAACACGGCGGCGGACTGCGCACCGATCAACCCGCAGACCAATACGCCGTACTTCACCATCAAGAAAGAAGGGTGGGGGATCGGCTGGGCGGCGGCCAATGCGGTGCGCTTCAACACCGACTCGGCGCTGGGGCCCGTGTGGCTGGCGCGCACGGTGCTGAGCGGTCAGGGCACGGTCGATGACGACCAGTTCCGCCTGCAGATTCGAGGGGATGCTGACTGATGACTGTTCGTGTTTATACGAGCTTGGACACGGGGGCGCCGGCGCTGACCGGCGACCACTTCGACAAGATCCGCACGATCCTGATGGCCTGCCTGGTGACGGGCTATGGCGGCAAGCCAGGTGCTGGGTGGACGGTGGGGCACGATATCCCCGCCGGCTTCAGCCTCGGCAACGGTGATGGCTTCGTCAACTATGTCCGCAATAGCTCTGCAGAGTTCGTCGGCATCTACATCATGGAGTCGGTCACCGATGGCACGACAGGCCTGGCGGGCGGGGTGAACCGTCGTTCCGCCTACTGGTACGACGGTTCCTCTGAGACCACCCGCGGATTTCACTATCTGCAGAATTCGTTGATCAACCACTGGATGGTCGTCGCCGACGAGAAAACCTGCATCTATCAAGCGGGGTACGTGACCAGCACCACGTCCGCCAATGCCATTTCGGCCATCACCTATTCGGCGCAGTATTTCGGGCGATACATCAATGCGATGGGGCTGAGCGGTCCCGCGGAGTTCTGTTCAGTCGGCAACGGCTACAACACTTCGGGCAATGGCTGGTTCACACAGGCCTATGGCTGCTGCCTTCGGAATCCCTTCACAGGGGTTGTCGACCAGGGGGCTGCCCCACGCTACTTTGCTCCGGGGGCGAACTTCGGCGACTCGCGTATTGCAGGCTTCTATCAGAATCTCCGCGCCAAGGTGTATCCGGCTCGATTGCAGCCTGTTCGCGCTGCTCTTGCGTGCTTCGGGTCGGGGTTGAATGGGGCGACAACCAGCAGCCAGGCCGCAATTGCGGGGTATCTGCGCGGGCTCATCACCGAACCCTGCCTGTCGATCTCGCCACTGTCTGAAGTGCTTGTGACGCTGGGGCTGACCAATACCTGGCAGGGCCGAGTAAGGCCTATCAACATTCCGGGCGGGCGGCAGTGGCTGCCGATTTTCGGGTATACCCAGGACCTGGGCTTCTTCGCGAGCCTGGATGCGGCGGACTGGGGGTGAGTCATGATCTACGTTGACCCTGTAATTATCCCCTATCCGCTGACGTTGGCTCTGCGCACGCTCTCGGTGCGGCTGACGCGCGATGGAGAGGCGACCGCTACGCCGAAGCTGGCGATGCTGCTGTCGCCTGACACTCTGACGGTCCGGGCACTCTTCATCTGCCGGGATGTGGCGTCGGCACCGCAGAAGTTCCTGTCGACAGCTGTCGATATTCCCCATTTGCTGCTGGCCAAGGACGAGGTCGCGCCGGCGCGTGCTGCCGCTCGCTATCCCGTGATCAGTGAGGACGTCGTGCTGACAATGGACCTCAACGACGGATCGGGTAGCGGTGGCGGGACTCCGGCAGGACTGTTGGCGACGGTGAAAGTAGACGGTGTGCCGGCTAACCGGGACATCGTGGCGCTTGAGCGAGTGCCCAGTGGCGAGTGGCGGGTGGCGGGGTTTGGCGCCACGGTGGCCGGCGATCTAGACATGGATCTGCGCGTTGCAGGCTCCGGCCAGGTGTACGTCGTGGCGATGGATGCCTGGGGGACCGTGTTCCAGCCGTCGCTGAACGTCGCCGAGGGCGACCTGATTCGGCCCACGGTCTTCATGGGCTGGATCTATCGGATCACCCAGGCCGGGCAACTGCCCGCTGCGGAGCCATCCTGGTGGGATGACAGCCTGCTGGGGCCGCAGCCGCTGGGTACGGCGCGCGCCGAGGTTCACCGCTACTACCCGCCGCAAGGGCGCGGCCCCATTCCTGTGGAGTTCACCTGATGCTGACTCATGACGCGGTGGCGGGCTGGAGCAAGGCCCGCCGCCAGTTCGATCCTGAGCGCCGCTCGATGTGGGGGACGGTAGCCGCGAAGGAAGTGGCCCCCGCAGCACCCTGGGGCCAGGGCGAGGAGCGGAACGCCTCTCTGGCTGGCCGCTGGGACACCGTGGCGCCGGCCGATCAAGGGCATGGCTCAAGCTGGGGTAAGGGCAGCGGCCTCGACGCAGCCGGCGGCTGCAGCTGGGACACCGTCGCGCAGAAGGACCTTGCCCAGCACCTGGGTTGGGATCACTCGATCAAGCGACAGGACGTCCGCCTACGGCTGATCTACAACCCGAAGCCGGCGCGC